CCTTCAATGGGAGGAGAAGGAGAAGAAGAAGAAGGAGAAGAAGGAGGAGAAGGAGGAGAAGGAGGAGGAGAAGGTTTTGAAGGAGGAGAAGCACCATTAATGGTTGTTCCTAATAAAGGTGGTGCTAAAAAAGGAGGTAATGTAGCTGTACCAGTAGTATTAGCTGCAGCAAACTTTATGGGACCAAAAAAAGCAAAAAAAGGTGGTAAAAAAACACAAAAACGTCGTCGTCGTCATTAAATAATTTTAATATTATTTATATTATATAATATTAAATGAGTAATAATGAATTAATAGAGCAAGATAAAATAGTAGAATATATAAGGAAATATGTATTAATAGATGATCAATTAAAAATAATTAATGAAAAAACAAAACAACTTCGAGAAAAAAAGACAATATTATCAAATTATATTTGTAATTATGCAGAAAATAGAAATATAAATAAAAAAATAAAAATAAGTGATGGTGAATTAAAAATAAGTGAGAAAAAAGAATATACGCCATTAAGTTATAGTTATCTAGAAGAATGTTTAAGTAAAATAATTAAAGATAGTAATAAAGTAAATTATATTATAGAATATTTAAAGGAAAATCGTGAAGTCAAAATAACAAGTGATATAAAGAGAACAAGGATTTAACATAAATACATAAAAATTGATTGTCTTTTTCTCGAAAAATAAATATAAAATATTAAAGATGAATACCAAAACTAAACAATATATGGATAGGGTTAAGAAATCAAAGGATGATATAATATTTATATTAATGGAAGAAGGGTATGGAACGCAGTATAGCAAAAAGAATAATGTGAGTAAAAGTCCTTATTACATTAATTACTTTAATATTAATACTAATGTTTTTAATATTAGAGAAGAAAAAGTATAAATTAATAATATTATCAAAAATGAACTAAAATTAATATGAATATAGTTTATATAAATGGAATATTTAAATAACCATAATAAAATAGAATATGGTGGAAATAGTACAAGTATTTTTTCTGGCGGTTTAAACGCACAAGGTATAATAAAAGATAATTATATAATATCAAATATTCAAACAAATGAAAATTACGATAGGTTTAAGGATTTGCATGTTCCAGTAGGTTTACAAATAAGTAAATATACAGTAACAACAATGAAACCAAATAAAATAATATGTAATGAAAATGTAGTAAGTGAGAATTTATATGATAGATTATATGATAATATAAAAACAAAAACCTTACCAAAGAATCCTTTAAATAAAAGTGAAAAAAAAAAAAAAGTTAAAAAGAATAAAAACAAATCTCGTAAAAAGGGTAGTAATTAATTATAATTGGTAACATCAGGTTCTTTTATAATTTGTTTAAATGTTCGAATGAGTAATTTATTCGCCCAATTATAAGTCCACATTAAAGATATAAAATAGAAGATACATGGAATAATAACAAGTTCGGTATGATAATTAATAGGTTCTAAAAATAATAATGCTTTATAACATCTACAATATGCATATATGAAAAGAAAACAGTAATCAATCGGTAAATTCAAAGCTTTTTCATTTTTTAAAACATCTCTAAAATTTACTACTAATGAAGAATATTCAATATATAAAAGATATTCATTTCCAATTAACAAATAATCTCTATCATAGTTAAATCTATTATTAAAAAGTATAATATATTGAAAAGATGCAATAAAATGATGTATTACATAAATAAATCTATCATATTTTAAATAATCATAAATAGAATCACCTATATAATATGACAAATGATAAAAAGTGACATTAGAAATAAAATCAGAGGTAATAATATTATCAAAATCTCTAAAAGAATATAAAAAACATATTGAAGCAATATGATAATATAAATTAAAAGTAAGAAATTTGTAAAATAGAGAAATAATATTCTTCATAAACATAGATATTAACCTAATAAATTGTTTATATTAATTTTAAAAATCATATTCAGATAAATTATTTAAATTATGAGATTCCTTATGTTTTAAATCAATTCTATTAACATGAAATTCTAATTTATATTTATCACCAATATCAATAGATATTTTTTTATTATCACTATTATTAAAACTCCTTAATAATAAATACAAAATAAATCCAGTCAAATTCATAATGATAAAACTATATATAAATTTTATCATTAAAAAAAGAATTTAATAACGCGACCAATCATTATTATTATAATGATTCAATTTTAGTTTATCTTTATTATCTTTCCAAAATTGAATTTTAGATTGCATTAATTTATCATCAGGTGTTGTATAAGGTGTATCGCCAACAGCATTTAAATCGGTTTCTCGTTTATCAGGTTTTACACCATAACAATTAACACCAAATCTTAAAGCAGGATTAGCCATATAACCACCATTAATACCTGGTCTTCCACAATTATTTTTAGTTAATTCTTTTTCTTGTAATTTAGTCCATGTTTTTTTCTGGGTAGGGAAAAGAGCCATTTGATTTTTTGACCAACCATAATTACACCATTCGCCACCATTGTTATATGATTGTTCAATTTGTTCATAATCTGCTAATTCTGCGTCAAATGATTTACAAATTGCCTCGGCATCAGAATATGTATAATGATTACCACCAACATTAAAAACTTCTTTATTTGTAGGTGCAGTAGGTGTAGGTATAGGTATAGGTATAGGTCTAGGTGTTGTAATAACAACATCACTTGAAGATTTTGATGGTATTATTCCTAAACGTTCTCGAAGTTCATCTGTTAATGATATATCAGAGAATTCTTTAAAAAATTGAACAAACAAAACCAAAACAAGTAAAATCATGAGTAATGTTTCAAGACCAATAATAATAGTAGGTCGGTCCTCTTTATTAGTAGGAACACGAATAATAGAAGTAATAATATAGAGGAAAATTATTCCAGCAATTAAATAAATAATGTTGAATTTATTGTCAAAGAACGATAAAAATCGGTCAACGCTATTTTCAGCATCATCTTTGTATTCATCAGTATCAGTCATAATATAATATGCAACAATGATACCAAAAATTGTTAATAAAATAATAACATTATAAACATATCCTAAATTATCACTTCTAAAAAAGAATGCAAGTAATGAATAAATAATAAAATAAATAGAAACAATCCAAAAGAGAATGTACAAATTTTCATAAGTTAAAATAACTTCCAATGAATTATCATCATTTTTATCTTTAATAGTAATGGTATTAGTAGTATTGCCGGAAGAGTCAATATCATTACTTGAAGAATCTACTTCATTTCCTGAAGAGTCAATATTATTCGGGTCATAAATTATATTACCTTGACAATCAACTGTATTACCTGAAGAATCAGTTGTATTTTGACTACAATCAGGTGGTCCTGTGCTAAATGGTTCATATAAATTATAATCTAAACTAGTCATTTATTTATCTTATAATATAATTAGTTATTTTTTTTTCTATAAAATAAACAGTATGCCTTTGCAGTTACTAATTTACTTTCATCTTTTATTTCTTGAATATTACTATCATTATAGTGCAACCATTTATTATATTTATTTTTTACAAATGCAGTATAGTGACCACCATGTAAACTACCACTATGATTGCATACTCCAAATAATTCATATTTATATGATTGAGGATTATATCCGCAAACATATTTAGTTAAGTCTAAATTATTTATGGGAAAATCAATAACATTATTAATTTTACTTCTACCATTTAATGAAAACCTCTTAAATAATATGAATAATATAGTTGGAAAATTCCAAAATTTAAAATATTTAATAGCGTCTTCTTTTTTATTTGTTTTATCATTCAACCACTTATTATCATTATTTAAATAATCGTGTTTCAAGTAAATGTCAAAACAATTATAAATATTACCTGCAATTTTATTATTAAAATGTATAGGTAAAGCGATATCTGCATATATTTCAGGTTTAATACTAGTCATTTTAGATTCAACACCTTGAATTATATTAACACATATTCCTTGAAACAATTCATCTGTTTCAGAATATTCTTTACTATAATGTTGAGCCAACGTTTCGTAACATTTTACAGCAATAGCATCAATATCATTTTCTACATTACCGTTAATAGTAATATTTTTTTGTCTAAAAATGCTAGTATGAATAGCATTAATAATCAAAAGATAAAATTCTTGAATATCATTTTGAGAGTATCCTGTAAATAACAAATTATTTTTTATTTTTGCATATTTCTGTAATACTTCTAGAAAACGACTAGGGCGTATTACTCCATTATTTTGATTCATCAAATTTGTTAAATTATACCATTCAATCGATAAAATAGAATCAACATTATCTTTCAATTGTTTTTTATCAAATTTATCTTTTAATATTGTCATTAATGAGGGTATCTCTTTAATAATTTGTAAACAAGAATTCATAAAGCATGTATTTCCTAGATTTTCTAACCCAACATAGCCTTTTTCATCAGTCATAATAATTTTTTAATAAATTTATATATAAAAATATCTTTATATAAATTATTATATAATAATGGAAAGAAGTTTATTTGATATACATGATCGGAATGAAACAATTAATTTACTAATTGATACATTAAATACATTTATAAGAAATTATAATTCGAATATGTCATCAATAATTAGTGAATTTAATACTAATACAAGATCTATAGTATCATTAATTGAGCATTTATTAAATATTACAAGTAATGATTTAAATAATACAGTTCCACAACCAAGAACAACAACCTATAGAAGAAATGTAAATACTAGAAGAACAACACAACCATATACTACAGCTATAACAAGGCCAACAGGTAGTATAAGAAGGAGAAATAGTTTGCAAACACCAACATTTGATAGTGATAATTTTTCTCAAAATAATAATGAAGATGATGCAATGTTAATAAGAGAAAGAACTACTACTGTTGTAGGTGACAGAAATAGTAATTTTGAAGAAGATAATTTAGATACTACAATACCTAGACGTGAATCACCACCTAGGCAAGAACCATATTTAAGAATAGACAGACAAAATGTTAGAGAAAATGAAGAATTATTAAGGGATTTAATAAGAAGTGCGAGAAGTGCTGGAACAAGTTATGTAAATAGATTTCCATCATTAAATGATAACCTTACTAGAAATAGAATATTAACAGAAGATAGAACTAATATATTTCAAATGGATGCACTTACTGATATAATTACACAACAATTTTCGAATTTACAAGATGTTCCTGTATTTCCTAGTCAAGAACAAATAGAAAATGCAACAGAAGAATATACTTATAGTATAGATAGTAATGAAAATACAACTAGATGTCCAATTACAATGGATACATTTGAAGAAGGAGATGAAATATGTAGAATAAAATCATGTGGTCATTTATTTAAAAAAGATGCATTATTAAGATGGTTTCAAACTAATGTAAGATGTCCTGTATGCAGATATGATATTCGTGAATATGATGTTAATCATATAGGTCAAATACGTGAAGATTTATCTTCGAATGTAATTAACACAATAGGTAGTAACCTAGTAAGAACAAATAGTAATACAAACACAACCACACCACTGTTTTCAGCAAATGTATTCTCATTTGATATACCTATAATAATAAATGCATATGATCAATCAGATAATATTGTATAATAAAATTAATATAAAAAAAAGGTAATATTATTTTTATGGGAAAAAGAAATAAAAATAAGAATAAAAATAAAACTTCTGATTTACCTTTGGTTAGTGTATGTACTCCAACATTTAATAGAAGACCATTTATAAATAATATGATAAAATGTTATGAAAATCAAACATATCCAAAAAGTAGAATGGAATGGATTATAGTTGATGATGGGACAGATCCAATAAAGGATATTATTGATAACCATACAAATTTAAATATAAAATATTTTCAAGAAAAGAAGATGAACTTAGGAGAAAAACGTAATTACATGCATACAAAATGTAAAGGTAGTATAATTGTTTATATGGACGATGACGATTATTATCCTCCTGAACGTGTTGAACATGCAGTTGAAATGCTTAAATCAAATAAAAAAGCATTATGTGCTGGTTCAAGTGAAATATATGTTTATTTTAAAGATTTAAATAAAATGCTTCAGTGTGGTCCATATGGTGAAACACATGCTACTGCAGGAACTTTTGCTTTTAGAAAAGAATTATTAGATATTACTTCATATGAAGACCATGCAGCATTAGCAGAAGAAAGACATTTTCTAAAAGGTTATACTATTCCTTTTGTTCAATTAAATCCATTAAAAACAATTTTAGTTTTCTCACATTTACATAATACATTTGATAAAAAAAGAATGTTGAAATATCAAGATAATACAGGTAAAGGTAGTGTTATTGAATCAGATAAAACTGTAGATAAATTTATAAAATTTGATTATGAAGAAGATATCAAAAAATTCTTCTTAAACGATATAGAAGAATTACTAAATAATTATGAGCCAGGATTACCTATTCATAAACCAGATGTGTTAAAACAAACAGAGGAAATCGAAAAAAAAAGAAAAGATATGGAAAATAATGCAAAAAATGAGTATTTAAATCAAGAAACAGGAATTATTATTGAAAATAATGGTGTGCGCAAAAATTTAAAAAGAGGTGAAGTATTAAGTATTCTTGAAAGCAGTAAAAAAGAAATTGAAGTATTAAAACAAAATGCTATGAAAGTTAATATTGAATTTCCAAATGGGGAATTAAAATGTTTGAACTTTTTTGAACTATCTAATGCATGTGAAGAATTTTCAAATAAAATAAAAGTTCAAAATAAATTACTTGATAATATGAGAAATCAAATAAAAGCTTTTAAAAAAGAATCATAAAATAAAAAATATTAATTATTTTATGTTTCAATCATTTTCTTCAATGTCAATTACGTTTTCCTTTTTAACATTCTTATCTAGGTATCTAAAAATTCTTTTTATATCTAACTTTGTTATGTTGTAACCTTCAAATAGTGTTTCCAATTCCACATTTTCTGAATTATCATAAAAATTTTCTCCAAAATATAATCTTAATTCTTGAAAAAACGTTATTAAATCTTTTTTATCTAACTCTAATTCTTGACATAATCCATATATAAAAACTACATTGTTAAATTCAGTTGAATATTTTGTCAATACTTTTGTGAATCTTACATCATTATTTATTGGATTATATTTATTAGCTTTTTCTGGAAATGTATCGTGATAAATTTTATTATTATAAAAGGTTTTTATTAACGAACTCATTTCATTAAACAGCCATATTTGATTTTGAAATGTCACTCTATCAATATAATCAGCAAAACAAATATTATTTAATATTTTTAAATAAAAAGGTATTGATTTTTTTATATCAACATCTTCTATCATATCTATTATATTTTCATGCCATAATAATGCTACAATTGTTCTATCTGTTTCATTCATAAATAAAGAATGTCTAATCATATCTATATTATTATTTATTAATTTTTTTGTAATTTGTTTTGAATCATCATTTTGTGATTTTAATTGAAAAATATAATTAATATTATCTTTATTTATTAAATGATTGTTTTTTATGTATATATCTTTCATATATGTCATTTTTCTTAAGTCACCTTGTATATATTTTATAATATGTTCTTTAAAATCACGCTCTATATTTAAGGATAAATCTAATAATTCTCTTATTTGTGGATCTGTTGGTTTTTTTAATTCGAATATATTGCATACTTTCATTAATTCTTTTATTTTTTTATCCATATAATAGTTACCAATACAAATTATTGGATTTGAAGATTTATTTTCTAATTTTTGTTTTTTGGTTTTTTTTTGTCTTATTATTTTTATAAGTGCATTTATACCTCCTTTGTCACCATTATTTAAACCATCTATTTCATCCATTACTAATACTATTTTTTTTTGTTTTTTTTTAAACATATCTAGAACGTTATAATTCGATACATTATTACTGGTTATACTATCCATTAATGATTTATTTCTAACATCTCCAGCATCATAATGAACAATATCAAAATCCATTTCCTTTAATAATGTCTTTATAAATTGTGTTTTTCCACATCCTGGAGAACCATATATATATATCCCTTTTTTGAATTTTATATCCTTACTTAATGTATCGAAATTATATAATATATTTTTTATTTCATTTTCAATTTCTATACGATTAAGTATTTTATTAAAATTTTCCATTCTATATTAATATTATGTTGTTTTTTTATATTTTTATTTAAACGAATTTAAATTTAATGCAAAACAAATATCATTTTCTTATTCAAGTTATAAAATTGATTATTTTTTTTAAACATATATAATATAAATGTATGAAACAACTTTACGATCTTCTAGTGTTATGCATATAGAAAATTTAAACAATGAATATGATTGTAGTAATAATGTAATAATTAGTTATAGGATTAGTGATAGTAAAAGAAAGGGTTTAATGAAGCCTATAATTGCACCAAATAAAATCATTGATGTTTCTTGTATGATATGCAATAAAGATAAATTAAATGCATCTGGTGTTTGTTATCTATGTAACAGAGTCATTTGTTCATATCATACATTTTCTATAAATGAAAAAAAATATTGCACAGTTTGTAAAGAAAGTAAAAATAGTGGTCCTATATTATTTGCTAGTTTTGAACATTATAATAGAAAAAGGAAATGGAAGTTATGTTGTTTCCTCTAAATTTATAAATCATTATATTTATAAATTTTTTTAACGCCCAAATGTACTAAAGTCTGCTGTTACTGGTATATATTTATCATGTCCTTTTTCTGGTAAAGCTCCAAAATAATTCATATTTGATATAGCTGGATTTACTACTTGTTGTCGTCTTGATGCAGGTCCTACATATGTATTCACATTATCATTATTCATAGGATGTGCATGATATACTGAACCGTTTGAATGCATATGGTCTAATTGATCATGTCTTCTTCTATCTATTTCATCATACGCTTTTCCTCCTAAACGTTTTCCTTCATCATACGCTTTTCCTCCTAAACGTTTTCCTTCATCATACGCTTTTCCTCCTAAACGTTTTCCTTCACTATACGCATCTCCTCCTAAACGTTTTCCTTCACTATATATATCTCCTACTGCTGATTTACCTGCACCATATACATCTCCTACTGCTGACCTACCTGCACCATATATATCACCAACTATACCTTTTGTCGCATCCCATGTACCACCAGCAGTATCTTTTATGATATCACCACTAGTATTTAATACACCTTTTGTCGCATCTCCTGCAGCATTTAATGTTCCAGATACTAATTTATTGGCTCCACTAAATGTGCTATCAATTATATTATCCCCATCTGTATCTATATGAATTATTGTTCCTGATAAATCACTTGTTCCTGAACCACCTTGACCTCCACAATTTGTGCAAATTCCACCATTATCTGGGCATGATGGACATGATGGACATGTAGGACATACTGGTGGAACAACTGATGATTTTAATATATAATCAGAATAATCATTTAAACCTTGATGTTCTTCATATTTCTTTGATTTCCAATACCACATCCATTTGTAATAATCAGATACATGATTAGGAGGAACATTTAAACTTAAATCATATGTTTCTGTATTTCCATTTACTTGTTCTTGAACTTGATCTATTACAAAATCACCTTCTGGACAATCTTTACCATTGTATGTAAAATATTTAACACCATTCTTTAAACATTTATATGCTGCTCCTGTTGGTAATGATTGTGAATTATAATCACTATAATATATTGTTGGTTTTGGTGATATACTATTACTTCTATCATTTCTTATTTGTTCATAAACGCTACTATTTAATGATAATGCTATATTCGTCAAATGTGAATAATATATCAAATCATTTTTTAGTGAAAATATTCGAATTGGTAATAAATTAACACTTGTTGATAACTCATTTGGTTTGATATATATTAATAATCCATTTTTGTTATCTACTAATACCCAAGGTGCAATTGTTGATAGATCTTGAGTATTTCCTTCATTCTTATATGTTGTTGGATCACCCTGAATATTATAAATTATTAAATTTTCCCCTGCATCTGTTTTTTGATAATGAACAAAATTATATGTTAATGCATCAAAAAATACGCTATCTGTTATTGGTTTTAATGCTGCATATTCATTATATTCATTTATAATTGCACTAAATGTTGCATTTTGCTCTGCATTTGTGGTTTTTGTATAACTAGATATATCTGTTGATGTTGTAAAATCAATTAATTTATTTTCAATTGAACTCGCATTAAATGATGCACCATCAGTTGAAGAATAATTATACATTGAATAAACTTTTGTTGTTTTGTCATATGAACCTACTAATATATTCATTGGATATTTACTTTGTGATGAAAATGCATTTGTAATTGAAAAATATAAGGTTACTTCTTTTCCTGATTGATCTGTATATTTACATGTGTAATAATTTTCAGGAACAGCATCTTGGAATTCTATTTCACCTTTTATATTTTGCACTACATTTCCATTTTCATCAATTTCTACTCTTGAATTTTGAGAACCTGTACCAGTATTAAATGGTTCTGTAGTTGCTCCATCAGTTGCTCCATCAGTTGCTCCATCAGTTGCTCCATCAGTTACTCCATCAGTTGCTCCATCAGTTGCTCCATCAGTTGCTGGTTCACTTGCTGGTTCACTTGCTGGTTCACTTGCTGGTTCACTTGCTGGTTCACTTGCTGGTTCACTTGCTGGTTCACTTGCTGGTTCAGCTAATTTATACATTTTTTTTTCGGATTGTGAATAATCATCAAAGGCAGTCGCATCAGTTACGTATAAATTTTTATTTAAATCAGAAGTAAGAGCTTTAGATTTTGGTAAATAAACATTTACACTACTATCTAAATCAACTACTACATTACCTGTTTGAACATCAAAATATGTTTTATCGTCTTTAATATTGATTAAAGATTTTGTATCAGAATAGTGAGGGATAATTTTAGTAGTAGCAATACTTTGATTAGTATGAAATCCTTCAACAGGTAAACTATATGAAAAGTAATAATTATATATTAAATATAAAACAAGAACAATAAGTATCAAAAATAATACATTTGTGAAATTTATCTTCATTATAAATATATAGATTATATATCGAAAAAAGTATTTTAAAAATGAATTAAATATAAAATATAATTAAATAATAAATGAGTGAATTACAAATGATGTATAATAACGAAAATGATTATGAAATATGTATAGATGAAGTCGGAAGAGGTTGTTTATTTGGAGATGTATACGTAGCTTGCGTGGTTTTACCTAAAGGTAATGAATTCAATAAAAAAGATATTAAAGATAGTAAAAAATTTTCATCTAAAATTAAATTAAAAAATATTGCAAATCGTATAAAAGAGGAAGCATTATATTGGCACGTAGCTAGTATTAATGCGGAAATTATAGACGAAATAAATATATTACAAGCAGTAATGCTAGGAATGCATAAATGTGCGGACAGTGTATTAAGTAAAATAAAAGGAGAAGATGATAAAATACAATTAATAATAGATGGTAATTATTTTAAACCATATCATAATTTAAAACATATATGTATAGAAAAAGGGGATAGTAAATATGTAGGGATAGCTGCAGCAAGTATATTAGCTAAAGATGCAAGGGATGAATATATATCAGATCTATGTATAAAGTATCCAATATTGAACGAAAATTATAATCTAGAAAAAAATGTTGGTTATGCAACAAAGGACCATTTAAATGGTATAAAAGAGAATGGAATCACACAATGGCATAGAAGAACATTTGGTATATGTAAGAATTATGACAAAATAAAAAATATTGTATAATATATACTAATGTCATTTACAAGATTTAGAGACGATGATGCAAGAGTACAAGAACAATTACATAATTTAACATATACTGGAAGATATCAAATAAATGTGCCAGGTCCTGGCTCGAATATACCATTTATGGAAGATCCACATATAAGATTAGATAAATATGGAGCTAATTTAAGAACAAATAAAATAGGTATAGAAAGCGATTTAAAAGGATTAACGAGAAGAACAAATAGAGATTTATTAGAAGAAAACAATTATAAAAATAAAGAGATTGGAACATACATGCAGACACATAGTAGTAAATCACCATTTACAGAAGAAAGTAGAGCTAGTCATCCAGCGTGGGTATATAAAGATTTAGAACAAAGTAGATGGGAAATACCATTTATTAATCCACAAGCAAACATAGAACAAAGTTTTGACCATAGTATTAATAGCAGAATATTAGCGAAAGATGAATTTATACCAAAAATAAATAAAAAATAAATAAAAAATAAATAAAAAATAAATTTTATAAATTATTTTATATTTCTAATATAATATAATTATATATGGAATTAGTAGTACCAGCATTTGCTTTAGGTTCATTATATTATGTTAATGATAAAAATAAAAAAAAGAAGGAAGGATTTAAACAAAGACGCAATAAATTACCAAATACAAATACTCCTAATATTAATTATCCTTCAGAAGATTTACCAAAATTTGTAGGTAATACCGCACTAAATGATGTCTATAAGACAGATAAATTATCAACAGTTAATAAATATAAAGATACTGGAACATTTACTGATAAATATTTTCAACCAGGTGCTCAACAAGAACATGTAGTTAATAATACAAATGAAGGTTATACAAATCAATTTCAAAGTTTAACAGGAGATATGGTAGGACAAGAGTACTTTCAGCATAATAATATGGTTCCATTCTTTGGAAGTAATTCACGTTCTCAAATAAAAGACAATGAAAATAATGATAATATTTTAGATAATTATATTGGAACCGGAAGTAATCAAATATCTAAAAAAGAACAATCATCATTATTTGCACCACAAGAAAATACACAATGGGCACATGGAACACCTAATGCGAATGCCTTTATGAGATCTAGAATAAATCCAAGTATGAAAAGAGCTCATGAAAAACCATTTGAATCAGAAAATGTAGCACCTGGTTTAGGGGAAGGTTCTGAAGGTTTTAATTCAGGTATGATGGGTCGTGAGACATGGTTACCAAAAAATGTAGATGATATGAGAACATTAAGTAACACTAAAGCAGGAGGTGTATCTTTATTAAATCATGAAGGTCCTGGTGTTAGTCATATTAAAAAAAGAGCACAAATGGGTGTCATGGAAAAAAACAGACCGGATACTGTTTATGAAAATACACCTGATAGATGGTTCACTACCACAGGTGCTGAACAAGGACGTACTTTAAGGGCAGAACCTATAATGAGAGTTGTTAATCGACCTGAAACTACTAAAGATTATACAGGTAATGCAGTTTCTCAAGTTCCTGGTGAATATGTTCCAGGCAAATATATGCCTTCAAATAATATTAACCTTGGACCTAAACCTGTAGGTGTTCCTAATTCAAGTGGTAATAATACAGCAGTAGAAGGAGAATATGGATTAAATGCAAAAAAAGCATATCCTAATAATCGCAGTTCTAATGAACAACCAAATTTTTTTGGTGCAGTAGGAACAACTGTAAGTGCAGCAGTATCCCCATTATTAGATATTTTAAGACCATCAAGAAAGGAAAATGCTATTGGAAATTTAAGACCATATCAAAATCCAGGTTCAACTGTTCCACAAAGCTATATGTTTAATCCTGCGGATAGAACATCAACTACACATAGAGAAACTACTGAAAATGCAAAACAAGGATTTTATGTAAATGCAAATCAACATGGTGGTGCATATAAAACAACAAAACATCAAGTTGCTTTTACAAATAGAAATCAAACAGGTGATTTTTATTATTCAGGAAATGCTGAAGGTGCTAGAGAAATGAAATCTTTTGAAGCTGAAAAGAATCAAAGAAATAATGAAATCAAAAGTTCAACAATAAAAGGTAGACTTGTACCAGGAAAAATGGAAACATTTAATAGTAATATCAATATGAAACAACATGATAGAGATGTAATACTTAAAAATAAACGTCCAGTTGCTGGTAATGGTCCATCCAGAATTCCAACTACTGAAAATTTTGGTCAATTATCAGGAAAAGATAACTCATTATATTCTAACATTCAAATGGATAGAACAAATGCTGATTTATTAAAATCATTGAAATCTAATCCTTATGTTACTAATTATAAAAATGCTCTTTAAGATATTTAATATGCAAAATAAATATCTTATCCTTATGCTGTCATGTTCATTTTAATTATTTCATGACACTTATATTCTTCTATAAATTCTAAATCATCTAATGTATAATTATTAATATTGTTATGTTTATTTCTTATATTTATTTTTGGGAATGTTAATGGTTCCCTTTCCAATTGTGTTTGTAAAGCATCGAAATGATCACTATATATATGTGCATTTCCTAGAAAATATACAAATTTATCAGCGACCAAGTCACAATGTTTTGCTATAATATGAGTTAAAAATGAATAAGATGCTATGTTAAATGGAACTCCAAGACCGACATCACCACTTCTCTGATATAAAGAACAAGATAAATATTTATGCTCTCGAACATGAAATTGCATTAATATATGACAAGGCGGTAAAGCCATTTCATCTATTTGACAAGGGTTCCAAGCTGATACAATTAATCTTCTCGATGTTTGTGTATTTTTATCCTTTAAATTTTCAATAACTTTGCTCAATTGGTCTATTCCTTTATCTGAATAATCACTATATCTATCTTTATATTCAGCATTAAAATGTCTCCATTGATGACCATATATAGGTCCCAAATCACCTTCTTCATATCTTTGAAGACCTCTTGAATCAAGAAATTCACGGGTTGAATTACCATTCCATATTTTAACATTTTGCTTTGTTAATAAATCATTATCTGTATGACCATTTATAAACCAAATAAGCTCTTTAAAACATGTTTTCCATGCTAATTTTTTAGTTGTTAATAATGGAATACTTCCATTACTCAAATCAAATTTCATACTTTCCCCAAAAACACATTTTGTTTTACCATTTCTAGTATCTTCAAATGAACCTTCCTTAATAATTCTTTTTATTAAGTCTAAATATTGATGCTCTTCGTGCATAATATAAAAATATATAATAGTAATTTTTATATTATAAATATCAATATATAGTTTTCAAGTTTTTAGTTACTCTATTATATTTTTCTCGAAAGTCTTTATCAAATTGTATTGTACAATTCCGAAAATTTGTTATCTCTCTGTCACAATTCTTTATCGCATTTTTTTCATTATTTTCAAAACAATATTCTAGCTTTTGTTTTAATGAACTACAACTGTTTCTTATTTCTTTATCATATAAATTTTTAATATAAGCCTCTATTAACATATTATATTATATTTACATATTAATTTGCTATATAATTATTTATTGCTTTTGCACTATAATATGCTATAAATGCTGCAAATCCACCTACAATTAATGTTTCCATTCCACCCATAATTTTAAATTCTCGAATATACCCTAATAAAAACAAAAATAAAAATAAAACAAGAGATGAAATTATAAAAGGATTATTAAATTTGAAAAAAAATGGTATTAATGGAAACATTCCAACTATTACAAACGATAAAAATGTAACTATTCCTACCTTATATGCATTTTGATTGTATAATCTAGCCTTTTCTGCAAGGAAACTAGATATACCCATACTAAATCCATCACTCAATATTGATGCTAAACCTAAAATTATTATTGTATTTGTTGATAAATCACCTCCTAACGAACCAGCAATAATTGCAAATGTTGTAATTAAACCATCTACACCGCCATATACAATTTCCGAATAATATTTATTCATATAAAATAGCATTCTATAATTATTAAATGTAATTATAGAATTAATATCAGCTATTTAAATAATATTCTATATATTTAAATGCGTCATCCCTAATTCAAATGCTATTTATTATAAATTTAATTTTTATTTAAATTTCAACCACCACCTGTCATTTGTTCTGGATTAAATTTAAAATTATTATCATTTGATGGTCACCCACCTTTTAAATGTTTTTTATTTCTTTTTGTTTTTCTTTTATTATTTTTTCTCGCTTTTTTACTTTTACTTTTACTTTTTCTTTTTACTTTTTTTCCCCCTCTTCTACTAGTCAAATATTGTGCATAATTACTTTCATATCCTTCTAATATACGACCTAGTATACGAAGAAAACCTTGTAATGGTGGATTATTATTGTGTTTACCACTTTGTATAATGTTATTCGAAACAGTTAAAAAACTGCGATATATATAATAAGATTCTGGAGTAAATTCTTCTAATGATTCAGATATTTTTGCTAATAAAACATGTCCAATAGGAGGATTATTAATAAGTATGTCATTAAGTAAATCATAATCAATAGTAACACTATCAACATTATCTCCCATTATAAATAAATCACGAATAGTTTCATCATACCAATTTGTATCATAATCTTCATCATCACTTGTATCTTCATCATTCATATCTTCTAAATCAATATACGGATCATTATCATTATTTGGAGTATCATCTGGATTAGGGTTAATTCTACCTGCTTTTTGTTTATTTTTTAATAAAGTAGATTTTGCTTTCATATATATATATAATAGTTCGATTAAATATTTATAAGGATAATAAATACTTAATAATTTAATTGAATAAGAATTGCATTAATAAATATAATCCAAGGATTTGGAAAACACTAGAAGCAGGTTTTACAGCAGGTACTAATTTAACTAATACTTTATTCCATAATAACATACCAAATAAGGATAATATTAATAAAACAATAAATAATGTTATAAAGAAGGTTAATAAAGCCTTGGTAGGTGTAGGTGACATAGACAATTCATCACCAGCAAATCCTTCACATGAAGATACAAAAGAGTCAACGACGCTGTTTAATTGTTCGTACATATTATAATATAACAATAGATTTTTTTCTAAATTTAAATATCAATAATTTTGACATTATTGTCTTTATCACTAACTAATATACCTTGATCCATTTTATTTAATATCTGATATTTTTCACCAGAATGTAAAATATATTTTTTATGTTTTCCGTCATTAAGAACCATACCACCTTCTTTTTTATTATTTAAATTTTCATAATATTTATCTATTTCTTGAGAAAATTTATTATTTAAATTAATAAAAGTTATATAATTAGGATCAGTTTTATAAACGAGATTTGTATCAAAATGACTCATCATAAGTAATAATTGTTTGAAAGAATTGATATACAATTTGTCTCTATTTATTAAACTATTAACAGAACTAGCTTTAATTTTTTGATTAAGGACATTTTCATCTATAATAGGTTTTAATTCAGAAGGTAATGATATAGGAAGAGATAAATTTTCACTATCTAAACCATAATAAAAACTTTCTAAAAGTAATTTAATATCTTCATTATCAGACCATATGTTAATAATTTGTTTAATAATAATATTTATATTTTTTGCATCTTCATTATCTTTAATATTTTCATTATTATCTTTTAAAAATTTAAATACCCTTTGTTCTTCCATATATATAGATTTATAATATATATTAAAAAAATAGCATAAATAATTGATAATATAGAAACATTATAAGAATGTCTTCAGTAACATTATATACACCGAACACACAAAATAATTTATTATTAAATAGTCTATTGCAATTTTATAATCTTGAAAAAAAAAATTTAAAAACAATGATATCAATAATCAATGGCGAGTCACCTATATCTTTACGTATAATAGATTGGTTTGTTACTAATTATGCAAAGAAATATTATACAATATATGAAATAGATGGTAATAAACGTTTTAAAGTATATAATGATTATAAATTAAAACTAAAAGCGTATTCAAAAAAGAGATTTGACCCGTTTTGTAGATGGGATAGAATAATAATCCCTTATGACAATCATAAAAATATGGAAACAACAATTGGTCAATTAAATTTTTTTAGATGGGCAATAGAAAATAAAATATTAAATTATATAATTGAAAACTATGACAGGATTGAAGCAGATATGAATAATAATAACAGTACTTCCAGAAGAAAAAAAGAAGCAATAGACAATAATACAAAAACTAGAAAAAAAAGGGAAGAATTATCAGTATCAGCATGCAAATGTATTAAGAAAGAAACAGTTAAAATTGTAGTTAAATTTGATGAAATATAGAATTAATGATCAATCTTTAAAATATTATTGTATATATAATTTGATGCTAATTTTAACCAAACTATACCCTTATCATTAATATCATCATTATTATATGATGCATCAGCATTAGTATCAATAGTTAATAAATTTGTTATTCTATGTAACCATCTTATATGATATTTATCACATTTTGATAAATATTCTAACGGGACACTATCTTCACCTTTTCTATTACGTTTGTCTATTCTATTTTTACAAACGAATGGTTGTGCAGTTATAAATATAGTTCCAGAAGTTTTAAATTTTTCTTTATATGTTTCATAAAATTGTAAATAAATTTTAAAATTAATATCTTCAATCATATTATCATCATATAACATTTGAGCAAATACATTTCTATCAGCATCTAAAGAACGTTCGGTAATAATTAATTTGCAATTAGGATTATCAACAATAGCTTTAGATAATAGCGTCAATCTAGTGACATAAGCCATTATTTGAAATGAAAATGCATATTTATTGGAATCGGCATAAAATCTTTCTAAAATACTTTTATTTTCATTATCTTTAATTGATTCCCAAATATTTACTGGTTCTGTAATAAATATAATATCCTTATCATGCTTTAATTTTTCTTTAAGTTTCTCAACAAACGTTGTTTTACCAGCACCGATATTACCTTCGATTGAAATTATTTTTGGTATTCTCATAATAGTATGATCCATTTTTTATTATATTATAAGAAAGATAATATTTACATCAATTTTATATTTTGTTATAGTCAAATTATAAAACTTTTTTTGCTTTATACTTCAATATATCAAGTATTTGAGTATTAGTTTGAAATTCATTACTACCATATATGTCTTGTAATAATAACCACTCAAATAATCCTCCTTTATAAATAAAAACATTTTTAAAACCTAAACTAGATATTTGATTATTTTTTTCTTCAACACTGTTATCATTACAATTTTCTCCGTATATAATAATTGTTTTACTATAATAATCATAATTATTTACTAATTCATTAATATACTTTTCTTCGTTTGAAATATCAATTGTATGTTTAATTAAACAATCTTGTTTATTAGCATTCATAGTATTTATTATTAAATAATTGTTGGGCGCCTTTACCACATTTTGTAAATCATCAAATGATATATATTTAATTTTATTTTGAGAAAAAAGTTTATACATAATTATTCTTATTTAAGTTAAATTAAGTAAAATATTTAAATAATTTTTTATGTAAAATTGAATTGAAATTTATAAATTTATAAATCTATAAATAATATAGAAATGGAATTTTTACAATATAAACTTACTAGAGATGAATGGAATAATTTAGAAATTCCAGTCAATGATACTGAAAGAGAGATTTTAAATATGATAATTAATGGATATAATGACATTGATATAGTAATTAATGATAATTTGTCATTAATGTCAGTTATAAAATTAGATAATAATAATAATAATGCTTTTGAATTATATTTGTTTAATAAATATTTTAAGGACGAAATTAAAAAAATAAATAAAAAATACCATATTGATAAAGAAGATGAATTTGAAACAATTAAATTGCAAAAAATAAGAAGCACTGAATCCGTAAAAATAAATAATTTTGATAATAATATTGAATTATTTAAAAGTAGTATATTTGAATTTGTTGTTCTAGATATGTATAAATCTTTAATTAAAGCAATTCATAAAAATAAATCATCTACTATTGCTATTTATGTATATACTATAATTCAATTATTTAAAACAAAAATTAAAAATATAAATAAATATTTCAAGGAATACATAAATGATTTTATATCAAACTTATTAATTGATATTCAAGTCAAAGATGTAATAAATAAAGCTGATGTATTAATTGAAAAAAATGGTTATTTACTTCAATATGAAGACAAAGAATTATTTGAGCATCAAAAACAAATATATAATATTTTCAAACAAAAATCACAAAATACATCCGATTTAGTTTTATATACTGCTCCTACTGGAACTGGTAAAACACTTACACCTCTAGGATTATCTAATGAATATAAAATCATATTTGTATGTGTTGCTAGACATATTGGTTTAGCACTTGCAAAATCAGCAATATCCATGAATAAAAAAATTGCATTTGCATTTGGTTGTGATACTGCAAATAATATAAGATTACATAATTTCTCTGTTGCTGAATATCTTAAAAAAGATGATGGTAATTATATTAAATTTAAAGATGGTAAAAAAAAGATTGATCATGAAAATGGTTCTAATGTTGATATTATGATATGTGATCTAAAATCATATATTAGTGCAATGCATTATATGCTAGCTTTTCATGATAAAAATAAAATTATTATGTATTGGGATGAACCAACTATTACACTTGACCATGAATCACATGAATTACACGATACCATTACAAAAATTTGGAATGAAAATAAAATTAGAAACATTATAATGTCATCTGCTACATTACCTGAATTAAACAGTATTAATAAAGTAGTTAATAATTTTAAAAATAGATTTGAAAATCCAAATGTTCATTATATTAGGAGTTATGAATTTAAAAAATCTATTCCTATTATTGATACACAACTATGTTCTATTTCAATCCATACTATGCACGAAAATTATAATGATATGAAAAATTGTATTAATTATATACTTTCTAATAATCAGACATTGCTTCGATACATTGATTTAAAAGAAATTGTTGATTTTATTAAATTTTGTATGAAAAATATTAAAATAACGAATACTGAAATTTTAAATTATTTTGAAAATGATATATGTAAAGTTAATATGAAATCATTAAAACTATTTTATTTACATTTATTATCTTGCACTGATGAATCTACTTATAATACTATATATAAATATTTTGCAATAAATAAAAACAAAAAATATAACACAAAAGGCAATGGGATTTTATTTACTACACATGATGCTATTACATTAACGAACGGACCTACTATATTTATATGTGAAGATGCTCATAAAATTGCATCATTTTATATTCAACAATCTAAAATTCCAGATGATAAATTTAATGAAATCATGAAAAAAATATCATTTAATGAAAAATTGCAAAAAGATATTACTATACTTGAAAAAAAATTAGCATTAATTGAAGAAAAAAATGATACTGCTCTTGAAGATAGAAGTAATAAAGAAACAAATGAAATGAAGGATTTACATAGAGAAATTAATAGAATTAGATCAAAAATTCTACTTATTAATTTAGATGACCAATTTGTTCCAAATACTAAAAGTCATCAGATGAAATGGAATAATAAAGTTGATGATTCAGCTTTTATTCCAAAGATTGATGAAATATTCACTAAAAAAATTATGGAATTGGAAGTTTCGAATAGTTTTAAAGTTCTATTACTTCTAGGTATTGGAGTATTTATTAAGGATTCTGTTCTTGATTATCAAGAATTAATGAAAAAATTAGCTACTGAACAAAAGTTATTTATGATTATTGCCTCTTCTGATTATATTTATGGAACTAATTATCAATTCTGTCATGGTATTATCGGTAAAGACCTTTCACATATGACTCAAGAAAAAACGTTGCAATCTTTAGGTAGAATTGGAAGAAATAATATTCAACAAAATTATAGTGTTCGTTTCCGTAATAACGACCTTATATATAATTTATTTAAACCTTCTGATAATAATATTGAAGCTGAAAATATGAACAAATTACTTTCATAGTTGATTACAAAATTGATTTTAATATAAAAATGTTTTTTTTATTAAAAAATTATTAATTATGAGAGAAATACCTAATCGCCATTTGTATACTTCTGATGATTGCAATTGTTGTATATTTTCATGTATTCCTTGCATATATGCTTCGTTCGCTTTAGAACAACTATTGAAATGTATATGTTGTTGTCCATGTTATTATAATCAAGTAACACCTATTCAAAATAATAAAATTGTTATTCCTCAATTAAATGATGATATTAAAAATAGATATACTGGAAAAATATGGGGGATTTTACGTTAATTTTATATACAATATTGAATATTTAACATAAGTATACTATATAATGGATACTGAATTTTATTATGTAAGCAAGAGAACATTGGATAATCATCTAAAAAATATAATAAACATGAATCCGCATATTTTACACTCGTATGAAGTAATTAAAAAAAAAAATAATTATTGGGGTATTTTTTTACGAGATAAAGATGAAATAATTGGAAATACAATGGTTACATACGAAAAAAAAGATAATATTGATTATTTGCATTTAGTTTCAGTTTACATTGTTGAAAAATATCGTGGTCGTAACTTATGTAAAGCACTTGTTGAACAAACAATAATAAAAAATGAAATGCAAAAAAAAACAAACTTGATAAAAGTTGTTATTGCTGGAGGTATTCCAATATTAAAATGTCTTCTTAGTGTTTTTAAGGAACTTAATTATACTATAAAAAAATATAAGACAAAAACTGAAAACATAAAAATGCTACAAAATATACGACCGGAAACCGCAATTAAAATAGAACAATCAAATTACGAAAATGATATTTGGCAAACATTGTTTTTTGATAAAAATAATTAATAATAGTTTCGCATAATTTAAATATAACTATATATTAAGTAATAGGATTGTCTAATGACGGATAAGAAACCTGTTATTAGAATTGAAGACATTGAAAAAATCGAAGACATTGAAAAAATAGCGAATTGTGATTTTTGTTGTGAAGATAAAAGTTTTGAAACATATTATACGGTGAGAAGAGGAAGACAAATATACTTTTCTTGTAATGACTGTTGGGAAACTCGTGAAACACAAGTAGTAGCATATTCAGCATATACATGGGAAAAATCCACTTTTCCTGGACCGGCATTCTACTTTGTCGACAAAGATGGAAACGTTGTTCCGGAAACATAACTATACCCTAATGAAATTATAATTCAATAAAATTTCATAAATATTGTTTTTTTTATAAAAATACATAAAATTGAATTTATAACGGCTCTTTTTTTAATTGTATAAATAATATGAGTGATACAGATAATACTATCGCTTTATGTGCAAAAGATAAGTGTTCGTTTAAACGTTCTACTGCAAACAAATACTGTGGAAAACATCAAATGTATGTTTTTGTTGATGAAACTATTGCTTCTGGAAAAAAAACGTGTAGAAATGTTGTTCGTGGGTGTAGGGTTCAATTAGATAATAGTTATTCTAAGTCTTCTTGTGAAACATGTCTTGAAAAAGAACGTGAAAAAGATAAAATTAAACGTAGTAGATATACTTTAAATACTAATAATAGTCCGGATCAACAAACATGCACCACTTGTGGTAAATCATATGACAAAACACATTTTATCGGTAATAATGGTAATACAAAGAGATGTTCTTCTTGTAGAGAAGCTGGTAGATTACAAGATTTAAAACGTGATAAAGAACATCGTAATGAATTAGCTAGAATTGCTGAACAAAAACCTGAACGCAAAGCTGTTAAAAAAGCTTGGGCTGAAAATAATTATCAAAAAGTTGCAATGAAAGATATGAATTATCGCCAAAGACAGATTGAAAATGACCAAGAAGGGTATTTACAAAGAAATGCCGATAATGCAAAGAATTGGAGAGAAAACAATCCAGATAAAGTTATGGCTAATAATAAAAATAAAATATTCAGCATAAAAAACCAATATAAAGTGTATAAGTTATCAGCAAACGATAAAAAATTAGATTTCAAATTATCACAAGATATGTTTGAAGAAATTGTAAAACAACCGTGTTATTATTGTGGAATTATTCAGGATAGAGAGTTTAATGGTATTGACCGTAAAAATTCAACTCAAGGATATGACGTAACAAATTGTGTAAGTTGTTGTAAAATGTGTAATTATATGAAGGGGTCTTTGTGCGAACGAGTATTTCTTGATAGAATTGAACATATATTGACTACTAATAAAAAAATAGAAGGTAGATTATTTACTAGTGCATTTGTTGATTCACATTCAGTAAGCTATAAAAGATATATGAAAAGAGCAATTGAAAAAGGACTAGATTTTACTTTATCTGAAGATATGTTTGGAGAAATATCATCTGATCCTTGTTATTTATGTAATAAAGAATGCATTTCAATACATTTTAATGGAATAGATCGCATTGATAATAATAAAGGGTATATTGAAGATAATGTTAAATCTTGTTGCACAGGGTGTAATTATATGAAACGTGATTATTCATTGGAAGATATATTTGATAAGTTTTTAAAAATATATAATTATAACAATAAATCAAATAATAGTTCAGATCCAATTCTTTCAATTGAAGAAGAACATGTTATGTTAAAAAAAGAGAATATGGAACTTAAACAACGTCTTGCATATCTTGAAACAGGAGACGGGTATCAAAATATTAAAGAAAATAAAAATAAAAAAACGATTGAAGAGAAACGGGAAGCAGCACGTATAAGAAAACAAGAATCAAGACAAAAACAAAGAGAAAAATATGGGGATGAAGAATATAAAAGAAAAGTTGCTTCTGATAGAGCTAAATTAAGAAAAGATAAAAAGGAAACTGAAGACGATAATTAATTGGTGTTAATATTATAAACTTATAATATTAAATTTTTTTATTGATAGTAATAAAATAATAATTTGTCGGTCACAAATTTGTCTAATTTGAATACGCTACGCCCGCCATTCCCGACATGATTCTTAATACGTTGTAATTGACGGCATATACACGTACTTTGGCTGTGTTAACACCTGAAACAGTGTTTGAAGAAAGTACAAGTTGTAATACGGCATTATCAATTCTGGAGAAGTTACATGTACCGGAAGGTTGGTGTTCTTCAGGGCGAAGAGCGAATGAGTATACATTGATACCAGTGTCAGGGTGACGTGTGTGGTGTTGATAAGGTTGTACAACATCAAAGTAAGAACCTTCACGTTCAGAGATGCGATCTTGACCGTTAAGTTGTAATTTGGCTGTAACAACTGGATTTTCACCCCAGCAGTGAAGATTTTTGGCTGTTTCGGCAAGTACGAATGTACCGGCATCAGATACAGCAGCTAATCTATCACCATCACTGGCGAATGCACCAAGATTTTTGCTAATATCACCAGCAAATGCATCATGGAAAAGACCATCAACATCAATGTATGAACCAGCAGCTAAAGCTTCTTTACCACCGAAGGCATGTACGGCATTAGGAAGAGCATCAACGGCATCAGTGTAGTTGAAAGGTTGAGCACCTAAAGCTTTGAAAAGAGTTGAACCGGATTCAAGAGAAGCACAGTAATCAACGTTAGAATCAGGTTGTACAACCCATACTAATTCTTTACAAGGGTGGTTGAAGTTAAGTTTGATTTTGTTGGAAGATGAACCAACAGATTCATCACCTGTGAATTGAACTTGTTCAATTAAGTATTCATGAGGGTTTTGTGCCATTTTTCTGCGTTCATCAGTATCAAGGAAGATATAATCAACGTAAAGAGATGCGGCAACAAGTGATTGTTGGTAAGCATTGGATACTGATTGAGAAGCACCAGCAGTTCCACCAGAAAGAGATTTGACGGCCCATAAGCATTCACCGATAGGACGGAAATCAATGTTGATCTTGACTTCGTGGTATTGTAAAGCAATTAAAGGAAGGGCAAGACCAGGGTTGCGGCAGTACCAGAATGAAAGAGGTACGTATAAGGTTGTTTCAGGTAAGGCTTTGCGAGGAGCACATACTTGAGCAGGACCTCCAGCGGC